GACAGCAGGTCAGTTATACGCAATAACAACCGCCGCAGAAGTCAAGGTGCTAATCTCAACCGAACTCTAACCCCACGGGCGGCGGGGCGTGGGCAGACTTCCTGCATTGTAGCCGCCCTTTAATTACGCAAGGACAAATCGCCCACAATTAAAATTTTTCGCCCGATTTTTTAACAGGGCAGAAAGGAAATCAAAATGGGCTACAGAACGATTGAAGAAATGAGAACCAAGGACAACATTTTCATTGACCGTGTAAAAAGGTACGACAAGTTGAACGGCAAAAATTCTGCACAGGCAGAACTGTGGAACTTTCTGTACGAGTGTACCAACGACAATAACCTCGCCTATGCGCATTGCTCCATTATGGACGATATGGGAGCGGTGCACAAAACGGATGAGTACATCGCAGACGAAACGGACGTGGAGGAATAACGCATGCCCGAATACAAACCGCGGCTGGTTATACCTGAATACGGCAACCCATACTACAACACCAAAAGCAACGGCGGCTTCAACCCGTGCGCGTTGGGCAACAATTCGCACGGGCAGCGCCAAAAGGGCCTAAATGTACTCCCAAATTGCGTGGGGTACGCTGTTGGGCGTTTTAACGAGATCGGCGGCTATGGTGAATGCAAGTGGCTGGTAGCACGCGGCAATGCCTGCGACTTTATCAGCATTGCCAAACAACAGGGCCTGCAGATCAGCGACGCGCCCACCCTGGGCGGGTGCATGGTATGGGCGGGCGGTCCAGGCGGGTACGGACACGTGGCCATTGTGGAACGGATCCAGGGCGGCAAGATCGAAACCAGCGAAAGCGAATACTACGGCAAGGCGTTTACCACCTACAAGCGCACCGGCCGTAATTGGTCCGAGGGCTGCTATTGGATGCGCAGCAGCTACAAATACCTGGGCTGCATAGTTAACCCGGCCGTAAAGGAGGATAAACCCGTGACGTACGAAGAATTTTGCAAGTATATGGACAAATGGCTGGCAGATCGCGCAGAACAGCCCGCACTTTTCGCGCAGGCCGCTATCGAACGAGTAAAGGCTGCAGGCATTATGGGCGGCGACCCGCCAACGAAAGAACACCCGGAGGGCAATTTCCGCCCGCGGTCATTTGTGACCCGCGAAGAAATGGCGCAGACGTTCTCCAACATTCTGCCGGACAACAGCCTGCTGCCAAAATAACAACAGCATATAATACCTCCATTCTTTTTTCCCCTATTGTGGCCCTGAGCGTAATGCCTGGGGCCGCTTTTTTTATTGATATTTCATGTTGTTTATTGATGTTTCTTTATGCGTGAAGATAATTCCACAAAATTTCCGAAAACGTGAATATAACGCTTTACATACTTGCACAAGTATGCTATTATATCCTTGACAGGTGAATTTAAGACCACAAGGAGGACAAAATGAAATACAGATATATTGCAGAAATGATGGCAACCGCATACGTAAAGGCCTACGGCCTGGAAAAGTGGAACAGCCTAACAGAAAAGGAACAGCACGACGTCGTAATGTTCCTGGCGAACACCACCAACAAGGCCCTGGACAAGATCGCGGCCAGCCTGTAAACCACAACCACCACGCCGGTGCCCGGCGGCAAATCCGGGCAGAACGGAGGCACACAAATGGGAAAAAAGTTAAGGCATTGGTATAGTGACGAATGGTGCAAGGACGGAAATGCAACCACACAGGAACAGTTACAGAACATCGCGGCAAAGATTAAGAAAGGCTGCAAAATCACAGAAGTACATACCGAAGGCTTTAACGCCTGCACTATTTACGAAAACGAAGCGTTGGGCCTGAAATATTGGGTAAAAGACGACTTCGGGCACATTGAAGAAATAGACGAAGCAAGAGATTGCTAACCACCTACAACACCGGGCCGGGGCGGTATATCCCCGGCAGGAGGCACAAATGGTATATGTAGTCGAAAAGACCACCGGCAAAATACTGGACCGCGCAGACGCGTGGGAACCGTACGCGCCGGAGCGGCTGGCACGCAAGGCGGTTGCATGCGGGTACACGCTGCTGGAGCAGTTTATAACGCCAATGGGCGACATGGTTATATACGTGACGAAGGAGGTATAAAAATGGACTGGAAGGACTATATAGCGCAGCTTCGCGTCGAATGGACCGGGCGCAAAGTCATTTACCAGGGCGAACAGCACACCGTAGTGGACGTGGACTACAACGGCGCCCTGCTGATTGACCGGGAAACAATGTACAACAAAACAACGGCAATAGCGCCGTATATGTTGGATAAAAAGGAGGTAACACAATGCTAAAAATTCAGTTTTACGAACAGAACGGCCGCCGCGTAGTGGCGCTGGCGGTAGCTGGCGGCGAATGGTCCACCGTGTATTGGGACAACCTGCCGCGGTGCATCCAGGACCTGTTTATGCGGCTGTCCGAAGGCCGCGAGATCGAATGCGCGGATATTCCCTGGATTGAAAACTGGCGCATGGGTAAATAGTGGAGGCGTACATGGTTACATTACGGGAAATTCTGCAGCTGAAATTCGACACCACCGCGCTGGAATTAACAGCACGGGACCCCGAAAAGCTGCGGCTGATACAGGAATTTATTATCGGCCCGGACGCATACGAACACACCATGCGCACGCCAGGCCTGCGCAATGCGTGGCTAAATAACACCCTGGTATATGTAGACCGCACCATAAACCACCACAACGAGCCAACCAAACGCGGACCGGAAATGGGCTGGGGCGTGGACTATTCGCAGATCGCTCCGGAACTGCTGCAGGCGGAATTATTCACGCTGCACATGCACGCACGGCCGCTGGACGGCACCACAATTACAGCGGACATATTGCTGCCGCGCATCCAGGTGGAGGCGGCAAACGCTTTTTACGGGAAGGAGGCGAAATAATGACATTAACCGGCATGGAAACATGGGCCATTATCGCGCCGGTATTGGCTGCGGAAATGGTCACAAAGCACGACATAGCAACAGACGCGTATATTACAACGTTTCATGCGTTGAAAGAATACGACGAACGCAGGAAGGAGGCGCAGAAAGATGGCCAATGATGACTTAATCAGCAGGCAGACGGCGATTGATTATTTTGTAACCAACGTAGGCTTTCATGATGAAGACGGGTATCCAATTGAGGATACAGACGAATTAAGAAAGATATGGACAGACTACTTTGATGGGATTCCATCCGCACAGCGGCGGGGACGGTGGGAACACCTCGGAGGCGATGAATGGTGTTGCACGGCTTGCGCACATGTTATTACAACGGAGGGAAGTTGGGAGCGGCCCTGGCAAAAGTATTGCGAAGAATGCGGCGCACGAATGGAGGTGGAATAAATGGGCGCATATGAAATTACCGGCGCATTCTATGTGGGCCAGTACGTAGTATACCGCAACGGCGACAAATACGAGCTGGGCCGCATTGCCAGCCTAAAACAGACATGCGCGTTTATTTGCTACCACGAAGGCGAAACGGCAGCGGCCACACCATACAGCACCATACACCCGCTGGTAAATGCGTACACGATCAAAAGTACCACCCTGGGCGGGGAGCGGTTTACGGATATGGAGGGCGAATAGATGGTGAAGTACGGAATAACATGTAATATTTGCGGGCGTGTAATAGACCGAATGAACCCAAACCACCCACCACAATTTTGCGAAGAGTGCGCAATGCGGTTGCGGGCAATTTTGTATCCACAGAAACCCAGCGACTACGAATACGCGCTGCAGATCATTGCGGAAAGGTTTGGCCCGCCATGCAATTACAGCAATGATGACCACGACTGCGCAGAACTTTTAATTGAACATGCAGAGGGCTTTTGTGAAGAATGCAACAACCACACCACGTACGCAGACTGCTGGCGCAAATACTTTGAGGTGCTGCGGCGAATGGAGGCAACAGAATGACCCCGGCGAAACCCTGCACCGCATGCAAGCGGAAACAATGCCCGCGGCCCTGCTACCCTTTACGGGACTGGCACCGGGCTATCCGTAAACACAAAACGCCGGGCAGGTGCTATAATACCGGCATGGAGGATACACGAACATGGCGAAAACAACCGCAGCCGTAAAAAACCGATACAACAACAAGGCGTACGACCGCATAGCGCTGTCTGTACCAAAAGGCACGAAGGACGCGTGGAAAGATCGCGCCGCGGCGCTGGGGCTATCCTTAAATGCCTATATACGCGAGTGTGTACTGGCAGCCGAAAAAACGGGCCATTTTGAGAATTAAAAACCACAACGGCATAATTACCCACAAACAATAAAAACGGGCCGCTACGGGGCAAATAACCACCCTGTGCGGCCTTTTGTTTTGTTGGTTATAATTCACGCGGGCACACTATGCCGATATACCCGCCTACGAACACTATATACGCATTCGTCCCAACTGCATTATGGTGGGCCGAAGTGCACTCTGCACGAACCCCGGCAGCGTGTTCCTTCGCCTTCGCGTATTCTATCTGCCCGCCGTCGCTGACGTTGAAATATACCACGATTTTATCATCCCACACGTACACGCAGTTTATAAACGTATCTATAACTTGCTTTTGTACGGCCGGATCCGACGGATCGCCAACACATAGCTGCTGCAGATATTGCTTTACGTCGTCCAACACCAGCGGCCGCCGGGCCTGCATGCGTCCGTACTCGGCCTGCAGCTGGTTGCGTTCTGTCTGCAGATCGCTGGCGCGGGCATTTAATGCGGCCTGTATTGCCGGTACCGCAGTGGTGTACGATATGGCTATGCGGTCCAGCTCTCTGTCGATGGCCTTTATACGGCCCTGCATGGCGTCCGCGTTGCCGCCGTTTTCTGCCTGCCAGGCTGCGCAAACGCGCTGCGCTATGTATTCGGTATTGTCCGGATTAAGCACATAACGGCAGGCGCGGTCCGTTACGTACCATTCCAGCCACGCTTTTTTCTCCGGCTTTTTGTGGCAATCTTTTGTGCCGGACCGGTGCGCGTAGTACCGCCAAACGTTGCCGCTTTTGCCGTGGCCGCTGGTACCAATTAAGGCTTTACCGCAGTACCCGCAGTACACTTTACCCAGCAGCAAATATTCTGCCTTTTCGCGGATCCGTGGCGGCTTCGCCTGCTGGCGTGCCTGGCATGCGTCCCACAATTCCTGCGGTATTATCTGCGGCATGCCGCCCGGCACCTCAATATCCCCGTATTTGTACACGCCGGTGTAGCGTATATTCTGCAGCGTTTTGGTTATGCCATTAAACGTAAACGGCTTGCCCAGGTTGTTACGAAGCCCGGCGGCGTTCAACGTTTCTACAATCTCCGCTTTACTGCTGCCAGCGGCGTACATGCTGTAAATGCGCTGCACGATCGCGGCGGCGTCCGGATCTATTACAAACTGTTTGTTGGCGTCCACCTTATAGCCCAGGATACCGCGCCCGCCGTTTGACTGGCATTTGCGTGCACTCTCTGCCATGCCGCGTTTTACGTTCTGCGACAACTGGCGGCTATACGTTTCGGCCATTGCTTCCAGGATGGCCTCCAGCAACAGCGTTTCGTCCCCTGCGCCCACGTTTTCGGTAACAGACAGGACCCGTACGCCATGTTTGGCCAGCTGGCGTTTGTATATGGCGCTGTCGTACCTGTTGCGGCTGAAACGGTCCAACTTCCACACCAGGATGTATTGGAACCCACGCCCGGCGGCGTCGCGTATCATGCGCTGAAAATCCGGGCGTTGGTCACTTGTGCCCGTTATGGCGCGGTCAATATATTCCTCTATTATCGTATAGCCGTGTTGCGCGGCATAGTCGCGGCAATAACGAAGCTGGCCGTCTATGCTTTGCTCCTGCTGGCTGTGCGACGAAAAACGGGCATATATGACCGCGTTTGTTGTCGTATCCATTACTTCTTTTTCCCTTTTTTGCTGGTGCCTAATATGGCCTGCGCTACAAGGTGCTCGGCCTTGCGTTTGCGTCCGGCTTTTGTTGTTGGTATCCCTGTTGCCTTCGCCAGTTTTGTTTTGGCGTCCGACAGGCCCGTGGCCCGGTTAAGACTAAAACCTTTAATGCCCATTATTACGCCTCCTGTTTATTGGTATTACTTTTTTTCGAATACTGCGGCATTGTACCAAATGCAACCGCAGTACCATGTAATGCCGCCTGCCCTTCCGCATTTAACTGCGAATATATGGCGGTTATTTCTGCCGCGCCGCTATCATTCCAGCACAGTAAATCTACCGGGGCCACGCCTAACACGTCTGCTATTTTTTCCAGCTGCTCTTCCGTAACATTCATTTTATTTGTTTCGATTTTCGCAATCGAGGAGCGGTCCGTATAGCCAAGTTTTAACGCCAATTCGGTTTGCGTCATTCCAGCAGCGTTTCGGTATATCCGTATGTTTTCGTGATACGTCATTTTGGGCACCTCCTGTATTGTGGGAACCCATTATAACATAGAAGAAAATAAATGTTTCAAAAAAATAAAAAAAATGTTGCGTTTCAATCACGCAAGGTTTACAATTTAGGTGTGAGTTATAATCACACATTCGGAAAGGAGGTATACATGGTAAATCTTGCAGAACTTAACGCCCGTGTTATGGCATCCGGCATAAAACGCAACGTTATAGCGCAGGAATTGCGCGTATCTGCGCCAACACTTCGCTATAAACTGCGTGGGAAACGCCCTATTACTGCGGATGACGTGGAAAACTTCGCACGCGTCTTGAATATGACCAAACAGGACGTAACACGAATTTTTTTTACCACGCGGCGTGATTAAAAATCACATGGAGGGCATATGACCGTACGACAAATTGGCGTAATTGGCCTGCGCGGCCCGGACGGGACCGTATACGAGGACGTGCCGGTGTACGAACAGGTGCCGGAAGGAGGCAGCAATGGAAAAGCCGCTGCAGATCATAGTAACAACAGCACGGGAACGCTACGTAATTGATGGCGTAACCGAACTGCTGGTAAAGCCGCACCCGGATGGCATGGAACTGCGGCAAAACAAATTTGGATGGGAATTAAAACCCAGGGAGGCAACCAATGAAAAAGAAATACAGATGGAACAAGGCGAAATTTGCCAACAACATGTTAGAACTCGCCATAATGGCGGCCGTCGCAGGCCTATTTGTTTGGCTGACCTGCACGTGGATCCTGACGGCGTAGGAGGTAACAATGGCTGAATTATTCAACCCGCTATACCCTGACCCGCCCGTAACGCTGAAAGTGGCACCCAGGAACTGCAAGGAATGCGGACGGCCTTTTGTCCCCGTGAGCAAAACGGGAACCGGCGCGACACATTGCCCGGACTGTCGCAAAAAAATTACGGCAAAAGCACGGGAAAAGTCGCTGGAAGTACGGGCCGCCAATAAGGCCGCAGCAGAACCGGCACAGCCGGAACCCGTAACAGCTGCAGAACCGCAGCCGGTACTCGTAACCACCCTGGAATGGTGGGACCCGGAATACAAGCTGCCGGACACGTCGCGGGACGTATTCGAAATTAGCGACAGCGGCGTAATACAGACAGTACATTACAGCACAAAACACCATGCGTTTAACGCGTTCGATTGTAGCGACAACGCAGGCCACGCAATACCCGTTGCATTATGGGCAGACATTCCCGAAAACCTGCAGCAGGTAAAACGCGAACTAACAACAGCCTGGATCAAGGCACAAACAGAAAAGGAGGATAACAACTAATGGGCGTACCCGTAATTGTGTATGGAAAAAGCGGCTCCGGGAAAAGCCGCTCTCTAAAGAATTTCGCAGAGGATGAAATTTACCTGATTAACGTCCTCGGCAAAATGATGCCATTCAAAGGCAATTTCAAGTATATCACTACCGGCGACAACGTGCAAACCATTATGGCAGGGCTGGCCAAAATGACCACCAACGCCGCAGTAATTGACGACTTCGGCTACATAATGACGAACATGTTTATGCGTGGGCACGGATCCGGCGACCAATTCAAACTGTACAACAACATTGGTGATACGGTATGGAATTTTATTAACTATGTTAAAAACCTCGACCGTAACAAGGTTGTATACATGATTATGCACGACGATACCGGCGACGATGGCTTCGCCAGGCTGCGCACGATCGGCAAGCTGTTAGATCAAAAAGTGTGCATTGAGGGCATGGTAACGGTTGTTATTCGGTGCATGGTAAAGGGCGACCGGCATTTGTTTATTACCAACAGCGACGGCAACGACCTGGCGAAAAGTCCTGAAGAAATGTTCCCCGAAATCGAAATGGAAAACGACTTGAAGGCCGTTGATACGGCTATTAGGGAATACTGGGGACTGGAACCGCTGCGGAATATCGCAGACACAGCAAAGCAGAAAAAGGAGGTCGCGAAATAATGGCAAACAATAACGGTTATGCGACATGCACTCGCAAAGAATGTTTTGCCTACAGGTCCGAATGGAACCGACACATAAACGTATGCACCATTTTATGGAACAACGATTTTGTGGGGGGGGCAAACAATTGCCCGTTTTTCAAAACAATTGGACAATTCAGAGCCGATAAAGAGTATTACAGGCCAATGGAAAAGGCATATTTAGCAAAAAAGAAAGGGCAAAAAAAATAAGGAGCAACACATGGCAAATTTATTTGAGATCAACAAGGCAATTATGGACGCATGGGACGCATGCGTGGATCCCGACACCGGCGAAATCGACGAAAGCAAGTACGCCGAAATGGAAGCGTTGCAGGTGGAATTTGACGCCAAAATCGAAAACCTTGCCTGTTGGGTGAAGAACCTCGCAAGCGATGCAGCAGACATTAAAGCGGAAGCCGCCGTAATGATGGAGCGCGCAAAGGCCAAGGAGAAAAAAGCCGAAAGCCTGAAACGCTACATTGCCGCCGCCCTGCACGGCTCGAAATTTGAAACGCCGCGCTGCGCAATTGGCTGGCGCAAATCCACTGTGGTTATGATCGCGGATGGCGCAACCCTGCCGAGCGAATACGTGCGCACCAAAATTACGACAGAACCCGACAAAATGGCCATAAAGTTAGCACTCACCGCAGGCAAGGCCGTGGACGGCTGCAGCCTGGAAACCCGCAACAATATGACCCTGAAATAACAAGGAGGAGCACACCATGAAACCATTAGGCAAAACCTATGCAGACGCACCCGCCAATACCGGCGACTTCCAGCGGCTACCCGCAGGCGGCTATATTGCCAAAATACAGGCCGTAACCGACCTGCCCGATAAAGAATACCTCCGCATTACGTTTGACATTGCAGAGGGCGAATATAAGGGCTTTTACGCGAACACAGACGCGGACCACGAATACCTGCACCAGTTTATCAGCAGCTACAAGGAAAAAGCCATGGGCATGTTTAAAGGCTTCCTAAAGAACGTGGACGCGTCCAACAACACCAGCTTCGAAGCGCAGGCCGAAAAAGGCTTCGACGAACGCCAGCTGGTGGGCAAACTGGTTGGCATTATCCTGGGCTACGAAGAATACGAGAACAACCGCGGCGACGTCGCGACCCGCGCCCGTATCAACACCCGCGCTGTTGAGATCATCCGCGCCGGACGTTTCAACGTGCCCGAATTAAAGAAGCTGGCGAATGGATCCGGCAAGCCCTCCGCAACTACCGCACCCGCAGCCGCGACCGGTCCGGGCACCGCCCTGCCGGAATTTCAGCAGATAACGGACGACGACATCCCGTTTTAGCAGGTGGCCGCTATGCGCTTGCACATAATCGAGGACACACGGCAGCAAGCGGGCAAGCACGAACTAAAGCATGAAAAATGGGCGGCGCACGGTGACACAATACACCGCTGCGCCCTGCCCTGCGGCGACTATGCGTTATTCCCGGTTGTATCCGTGGAAACCAAAAACAGTATGCAGGAAATCGCGCAGAACATCGGCGGCACCGCCAAGGAGCACGCACGCTTCCGGCGCGAACTGCAACTGGCGCAAGACAACGGCTGCACCTTGTACGTGCTGGTACAGAACACAGACGGCATACGGAGCCTGGCAGACGTGGCGCGGTGGCAAAATCCGCGACTATCCGACAACCCAAAAGCCATTACCGGCGAACGCCTGGCGCGTGCTATGGCGACCATGCAGGAACGTTACGACGTAATATTCCTGTTTTGCAGCCCGGAAGCGCAGGCCGGTTACATCCACAAAATACTGGAGGACGAGGCGAAAAAGCGGGAGGCGGCAAATGGCGAATAAAACCACGTTTGTAAAGCTGGACCGCAACATACTGGAGTGGCGCTGGTACAAGGACCAAAACACCAAGGCCCTATTTATACACCTGCTGTTAAAGGCCAACATACGGCCGCACGGCTTCCGCGAAGTAACCATACAGCGCGGAGAACTGGCCACCAGCTATGCGACATTAGCGGCCGAAACTGGCCTATCAATACGCAACATACGTACCGCGCTGGAGCACCTGCAACAGACAGGCGAGGTGACAGTAAAACGACATGCCCGCTTCACAGTAATTTCAATACCTCAATACGATTTGTACCAATCACAAGTGACAGGCAACCGACAGGCAAGTGACAAGCAAGTGACAGGCAACCGACAACAATCAAAGAATGATAAGAAGGGGATATATACATATCCCCAAGAAAGAGAGAACCGCGCACGCGGGGAGGTCCCTGCCTCGGCTGGGGACGTGGCCGCCTTCGTTTTGGACAATAACCTGGACGTGGACCCGGATGCGTTTTGGAACTATTACGAAGCCAACGGCTGGGTAACAAAAGCGGGCACACCCGTGCGGAACTGGAAAGCATTGTGCCGGACATGGAACGGGAAGCCGCAGTACAACACCACCAAAACAGACGCGCCCGCAGATCCTGACGGGCTAACGCCCGAAATGCGGGCAAGCGTAGAACGCGTAAAGGAGCGCAGACGAAATGAGCATAGATGAATGCGCCAAGCTGCTGGCGTGGCTGCAAAACATTTTCCCGCGCCAGTATTCGGCAAAAATGACCGACCAGCGCCGGGACGATCTGCTGGACGTATTGGAGGCCGCATTTGACGAGTACAACCTGGATGAAGTGCAGACCGCCTACAAGGCCATTATCAAAACCTACGAAGGCGGAGCGCCGGACATATCAATGGTGCGCAACCGGCTGCAGATTATGCGACAGGAACAGAACACCACCGAACAAGTAAAAGCCGAACGCGCCGCCAACAACATGGACGGCCTGCCGGAGCATCACCCGTGGCGCGGGTGCTACACACACCATGAAGCGTACGCGCAGTACATGAACGACCTAAAAAACAAGCGTTTACAAGGTGCGTTTTCGGACTACTGCCGCAAATATCCTGCCGTAGTATGGCGGCCTTGGGCAAATCCGGGCCTTAACCGCAACCGATGGCCGCATATCACCGCCACAAATTACGGCGGCTGGACCACCGACAAAAAAGGCTTCTGTGTGCCGAAAGTCGCACACCAATAACAACGCCAGTAATGGGCGCAAGGGCGGCCACCCTGAAAGATGCACAACCTATACGAAAACACCGAAGGCGCCAAAACCTTAACAGCCGCCCAAGCGCGGCGCCGAATACAGGAGGCATAAATGGACCCCAACAACGACGAAATAAAGCTGCACATGTACCAGGCCGCAAAGATCGCAATAAAACGCGAAGGATCCGACGGCAGCATAGTGGCCGCCTGGAATATCGCAGACGAAAACAGCGGCTGCAGCGCCATGATTGCAGGCAATGGCCATAACTGCGTTGTAGCAATCGCAAACATTATCGACAAATTTGCGATTGCCAACAACGTGCCGTACCAGGACATTTTACGAGAACTGCGCGCCATGCTGCGTACGGCGGCACGGAACCGCCGGAGAATGAAACCAGGCGAGGAACCATTCAAGTACACCCGCGTGGAGATCGACAACGACGACACCGACGACGCAACCGAATAACAACAGGTGCAACCGGGCAACAGGTGCGCCCGTTAGCATAGTGGACCGGGCGGCATTGTTTCTCCTTGTATGTTAGATGCGATATACAACCAACCGACCAACAGCCGCGAACCATAGACGCCGCCCGCTCCTTGCGGCTGTAACTGCAAAAAATACCACCCATTTTTTACACTTGCACCCACAAAACGCATTTTAACGCCAACATACACCAAACTTTTTACGTTAGGAGGAACCCATGAAAAAGAACCCAGGACGCAAAGAACGCCGCCGCGCTATCCGCATGAACAGACGCGCAGCAGGACGCGAACGTGCAAAGGCCAACGAGCTGGCACAGAAACAGGCCGCACGGGGCCACAAGGAGGCTGTTGAATGAAACACCACATTGACATGCCATTGCAGGACGCGCGAGAAAGCCTAAAAGCGGCCCATAGCGGCGAGAAAACCCGCAAGACGATAATTTATATCGCCGGGCCAATGACTGGCCTAAAATCGGCAAATAGGCCTGTTTTCGCGGAAGCGGCCGAAACCCTGCGCAGTATGGGTTATGTTGTCCTTAACCCGGCTGTACTACCAACCGGGATGCCGCCGGAACGCTATATGCCTATTTGCCTGGCCATGCTGGAACAGGCGGACATTATCTGCATGCTGCCCGGCTGGGAAACATCCGGCGGCGCACAGATCGAGTACCGCTACGCCAAGTACCAGGACAAGGCCGTGTGCGGCTACAACTGGCTAATTGGAAAGGAGGACGCGCTGGAATGACACGCAATGAAACAACCGAATGGGCCGAACGCGAAATGACAAAAGCCATAGACGGCAAACGCAACAGCGCATTACATGCCGCCAAGAGCATAGCAAACAAAGCATACCGGGAAGGCACGGACGCCGCCTGGGGCCTGTTACGGTCTATTGTCCAAATGACCCCTGTAGAACTGCAGGCAGTATTCCCGGAATGCAAAGACGCGTCCCTGTATAACGTCCTATTCCTGTACGGCTACAAAAACGCCCAGGAAGCCGTGGATGCCTACCGGGCCGAACATAACGAACACGCCGAGGACAGCTGCTACGGCCTGCGCATTGGCGACGAATTTACGCAGTATTCCTGCGTTGGCGTTGTAACTGGCCTTACACCGGGCCGCGTGCACATCCTATGGTCCGATGGATCCGTGGGAGATCGCGCCCGGAGCATGATGAACACAGCCCACCATACTGGCAGGCACTACTGCGACCTGTCCGACATTTTAACCGCCATGCAGAAAGGCCCGGACCATGATTAACTTCGACGCCCTAAAAAATCCTGGCTTTTATAACCTGGACTGCATGGAGGCGCTGCGGGCTTTTCCGGACAACTACTTCGAACTGGCCATAGTGGACCCGCCCTACGGTGACGGCCAGGGCGGCGACGGATCCGGGCGCTTCGGTGGCATGTTTGCGGCCTCGATCGACGGCGGCCCGACGCGTCCGCACTACAACCGCTTCGGCGGCAGCTTCGATCGCTACAAGCGCCAAAACCACATAATAGCCTGGGACGTGGCGCCGTCTGCGGAATACTTCGAGCAGCTTTTCCGCGTTTCCCAAAATCAGGTTATATGGGGGGGGAATTACTTTTTTCTGCCGCCAACGCGGTGCTTCGTGGTGTATCGCAAAACCAACATACCGCTAAAGGGCTTCAGCATGGCACCGGTGGAATACGCCTGGACGTCGTTCAACCGCAACGCCGTTTGCATAGAGGCATTTTCGCAGGGAACCAGCGCCGAGCCGCGTTTCCACCCGACGCAAAAGCCTATCGCGCTGTATGAGGAACTGCTGGAACGCTTTGCGAACCCCGGCGACAAAATATTGGATACCCACGTGGGCAGCGGCTCCAGCTTAATAGCCTGTTACAACATGGGCTTTACAGTTTGGGGCTTTGAAATAGACGCAACATACTACCAAAAGGCCAGCGAACGGCTGGCGGATCACACCGCACAAATACGCATGGACCTGTAACGGGTCCGGGAAGGAGCAAACAATGCCTGACACTATTTACGAAAACGTGACGCCGAACAAGGCAGACACGGACCGCTACGAACTTATAACCGAGTGCAACTGCTGCGAATACTACCGGCGCGGCGAGTGCGGCCTGTCCGGGCTGTCTATGACCCCGGACGACTACTGCAGCAAGGCGGTACGCGCGGAGGCATAAATGGGCGTAAAATTCGGCTGGTGGTCCTACGCCAAAAGCATGATACGGAACTACCAGGCGCGGGTTGCGCAGTATGAGGACATACTCCAAATGCACACCACGCCTGTTTTGTCCGGCATGCCGCACGGATCTACGCCAGGCGACCCCGTGGGCGAGCTGATCGCAAAAGCTGACGGCAAAGCGGCGTACCAGGAATATTGGGCCGTAAAGCGGGCAATAGCACAGTGCAGCAGTATTTCTCCCGACTTCTGCGCGTTTGTGCGCCTGTATTACTGGACTACGCCGCGCCTGCAGCTTGAACAGATCGGGGACAGGCTGAACTACTCGCCGGAAACCATACGCAAATGGAACAGGCGTTTAATATACCAGGTTGCAAGGGAGCGAGGGCTGTACGATGGATAGCGGATACAGGGCGCTGGCGGCTGCCGTGTGCCTGCAGGCGGTGGACGATTGGGAAAAGCTGTGCAAGTGCTATGCGGCCGGGCTGTGCGAGTGCACCGCAGACGGCCACACAGTTTGGGACAGATCGCAACGCGCCGCCATAAACGCGTACAACCGCATGGGGCAGACGTCTTTTTATGAGCTGACGTTATTTTTTACGCATTTGGGCGACTTGTACGCCAACTGCGACACAACGCCGCTGCTGCGCATGCTGCAGCAAAAGCGCAGACAGGCAGAACGCCGCCGCAATGCCCGTAAAAGCCGCCAAACAACCCCATAGACGCACCAAAATACCGTTGGTGCACTTTTTTATGCGCTATAATGATATTGCAGGAGGCTGGGCGAATTGCCCGGCCTTTTGTGTGCCTCCTACGGAATGGGCCATAGTGGGGACGATACGGCAATTAAATATGCTGGGGCGGGCGCAGCCGTATTTACGTAGGACGAACGCCCAACACGGAGGTGTAAACGGTGGCGGGGATGATAGATAAATGGCTGACCGAGGACGCCCTGCTGCTGATAACCGGATGGGCGCGGGACGGGCTGACGTTGGCGGACATAGCCCACAATATGGGCGTATGTAGGCAAACGCTGGTTAACTGGAAAGCACAAAACGACAAAATCCGCAAAGCGCTGGACGATGGCAAGGAAGTGGCCGACCGGCGCGTGGAAAATGCGCTATACAAACGGGCGCTGGGCTATATGGTCACAGAAACGACCATAACGCAAAGCGAAAAAGACGGCTACAAGGAAGTCACGACTTCCAAACATATACCGGCAGACGTAACCGCGCAGATTTATTGGCTAAAGAACCGCAAGCCCAAACAATGGCGCGACCGGCAGGAAACTGCCATAACCGCGGATATTGAGGACCTTACGCCGCTGGTGGAGCTGTTGAAATGATGCGGCAAACAATCCCCTGGGGGACATTCAGCGAAAAGCATAAAGCGTACATAAAAACCGGCATTAAAAGCCGGATGTGCGTTGCTGAGGGCGCTATCCGGTCCGGCAAAACGATAGACCATTGCATAATGGCCGCGGCCTACCTGGAAACAACCCCGGACGTGTACCACCTTGCAAGCGGCTCCACGATCGGTAACGCCAAATTGAATATTGGTGTTTGTAACGGCTTCGGGCTTGAAAACCTTTTCCGGGGCCGGTGCAGGTGGGGCCAGTACCGCGACAACGAAGCGCTGTTTATCCGCACCAAAACCGGCGAAAAGGTTGTTATATTCGCAGGCGGCGCAAAAGCGGACAGCTACAAACGTATCCTGGGCAACTCATACGGGCTATGGATCGCAACCGAAATAAACGAGCACTACGACTGCGCAGACAGCCGCAGCAGTTTTATTAAGGTGGCCAGCGGGCGACAGATCGCAGCGCAGCGGCCTTTTACGTTGTGGGACCTTAACCCGTGCAACCCGAATGCGTCCATATATGCGGACTATATCGACAAGTACCGGGAAACCGGGCTGCCGGGCGGGTACCTGTACCAGCACTTCACCGTGCACGACAATGCAACCGTAACACCGGAACGCCTGCAGGAGATCGAAGCGACCTACGAAAAGGGCACGGTATGGTACCGGCGCGACATTTTAGGCGAACGGGCCGTGGCGCAGGGCCTTATTTACCAGGCGTTTGCGGACGACCCGGCCAAATTCCTGGTGGATCCTGCCGAGCTGGACTACCGCAGCGAACGGCACGTGGAAATACAACGCGCCGTAATTGGCGTGGACTTCGGCGGCGGCACGTCTGCGCACGCGTTCTGCTGCACCGGCTTTACCCGGCACGGGGACGTTATCGTGTTGGCGGACTACCGATGCCCGGACGCATTGGACCCGGAACGGCTGGCGCGGGACTTCGTGGACTTCGTAACAGCCTGCAAACAGCAATGGTTTGTTGTGGATGTCTACTGCGACAGCGCAGAGCAGACCCTAATTAACGGCCTGCGCACAGCTGCCGCACGGGAACGCCTGGGCGTTAATATCCTGAACGCCTTAAAACGGCCCATAAATGACCGAATACGCACGGCCTGTATACTTATGGCCTCCGGGCGTTTTCGCGTTTCTACGGCCGCAAAAAACACCATAGACGCGCTGGCAACAGCGGTATGGGACCCCAAACAGATAACCGAGGACGTGCGGCTGGACAATGGCACGTCGAATATTGATAACCTGGACGCGCTGGAGTACACCTACGAACGCGACATGCGCACGTTGGTGGAATTGGGATAGATAAAAATGGGCTTATTAGACCTTTTGAAAAAAGGAGCACGAATAATGACGGGCAACAAAGAATACCGGGACGTATTCGAACTGCAAGGCGTACCGGCGTACCGTGAATTTTATAATTTTACGATACTCCCGGCCAAAAGCATTTACCGCGGGCTGTACACGCCCTGGCACGTGATACCGGCGCCCACGATCGGTAACAAGGACGCCAAACGCACCCTGTACCGCATGAACATGGGCAAGGCTGTGTGCGCAGAATTGGCGGGCCTTATTTGGTCCGAGGGCGTAAAGATTGACATATCCGACGAAACCCTGCAGGCATTCGTATTGGACGTGCTGGAACATAACAACTTCCACACCAAAATGCAGGAACATATCGAACAGGCGGCCGCCCTGGGCGGCGGTGCCTTAAAGGAGTACGTCAAATTCAAGCGCGAAGGCGGGCAGAACGTGCCCGGAACGGGCAAGATTGTAATTGACTACGCAATGGCGGACCAGTTTGTACCGACCGCATGGGACAATGCAGGCGTTACGGAGGCATTTTTCGTAGATCGCAAGGCAAAAGACGGCTATTATTACACCCGCATAGAGTGGCATAGCTGGAACGGCGACACCTACGTGGTAAAAAACGACCTGTACAAAGCCGCCATGAAGAACGCCAGCGGGGAAAACCAGGATATTTTGGGGTACCAGTACCCGCTCGCCAGCATTTACCCCGGCCTGCAGCCGTACACCGAAATAGACGGGCTGGAAAAGTCGTTATTTGCGTACTACCGCACGCCCGTTGCCAATAACGTGGACGACAACAGCCCGCTGGGCGTATCCATTTACGGCAACGCCCTGGACACCCTGCACGCGCTGGACGTGTGCTTCGACAGTTTTGTGCGCGAATTTAGGCTGGGTAAAAAGCGTATTATCGTACCGGCAACCGCGGTGCGTGTTGTTGTAGATCCGGCAAGCGGTGCAACGCGGCGCTATTTTGACCCGAACGACGAAACCTACGAAGCGCTGAACACGGACGACCCCGACAAATTGAAGGTGCAGGACAATAGCATAGAACTGCGCGTGGAGGAACACGTGGCGGCTATCAATGCGTTTCTGTCTATTCTGTGCCTGCAGGTTGGTTTTAGCGCAGGTACGTTTACGTTTGATCTGCACGACGGCTTGAAAACCGCCACCGAGGTTATTAGCGAAAACAGCAAAACGTATAAGACCATCCGCAACTTCCAGCAGCAGATCGTACCGGCAATAAAGCGCATTTGCGAAAACATAATTGCGCTGGGCGCCCTGTACGAAATGGAATACGACGGCAAAAGCATTGCGGCCCTGGCCAATGACTACGAAATAACCGTATCAATGGAGGACGCCGTGCTGGAGGACACCAACACCAAGTACGACAAGGCCATAAAACTGGTGGGCGCTGGCCTTATTAGCAAAAAGACCGCCCTCATGGATCCGGCGTACGGCTTGTGCATGACGGAAGAAACGGCAGAGGCCGAATTGGCACAGATCGCAAAAGAAAGCCCGGTAAACGCTTTTGTGGTGGACCGTTTCAGCACTACGGGCGAATAGCGCATGGCACTTACAAAGCAGCAGATATTAGAATTATCGGAACCGGTGGAGCAGATGTACATGGACTGCACCGCGCAACTGATAATCAATATCGCGCAGCACTTTAAGACCGGGCGCGGACTTGCTACCCAGGCATGGGAAGCGTTGAAGCTGTCCGAAATGGGACAGCTGACCAACGAAAGCATAGAAATTATCGCGGCCAACACCGGGCAAAAGGCCGATGCGGTCCGCGCTGCGCTGCAGGAAGGCATAAAAACCAGCCTGACAGACGAAGAAACCATGCTGCAGAATGCTGCAGACAAGGGCTACGTAAAGACGACCGCCGGAACGCTGGAAACGTCGCAGCACGTCCGGGACCTGGTAGACGCCTACGTGGCGCAGGCCGAGGACGACATGAACCTGGTTAACACGGTTATGCTGCAGAGCACGCAGAACCGCTACCAAATGGCAATACAGCAGGTGGTAAACGCGGAAGAAGCGGCGCAAATTGAGGCGCTGACCGGGGCAAAGAACGCGGCAGAACTGGCAAAGCAGATGGAAAAGGTGCAGCGCACCATAAATGCGGCGACCGGCAGCACCCTGCTGGGCAATGAAAGCCGCCAAAAGGCCCTGCGCGGTGCTATTGCCACCCTGACCATCGAAGGTATAACCGGCTTTATAGACGCAGGCGGCCACCATTGGACGCCGGAAGCGTACATAAACATGGATATACGCACCACCGTGGGCAACGTGGCGCGGCAGGCACAGAAAACCCGCGCTGCCGAGTACGGCGTAGACACCTTCCAGGTATCCAGGCATGCGGCGGCCCGTCCGCTGTGTGCACCGTACCAGGGCTGGATTTGTTCATGGTCCGGCGGCGGATACACCGTCGAGGATCTGTACGGCAACCAATACACCGTGCACAACATTAACGAAACCAGCTACGGCCAGCCCGCTGGCCTATTCGGCATTAACTGCGGGCATAACCCGTTAACGTTTGTGCCGGGCTATTCGGTACCGCGTGCACAGGAACTGACGCCCGAAGAAGAACAGGAAAACGCGCTGCAGTACGCGCAAAGCCAACAGCAGCGGTATTTAGAACGGGAAGTACGGCACGCCAAAACCGAGGCGCTGGCGTACGATGCCGCAGGCGACAAAGAAGGCTTCGTGCTGGCGTCCCAAAAGGTGAAACAGACGCAGGCAGACTATGCCGCATTCTGCAAACAGACCGGCAGAACGCCGCGTACAGATCGTTTGCAGGTGTATGGCTACAACAGGAGCGTATCCGGCAAGGCGACCGCGGCGACAAAGGGCTATAAACCGCAGGCAAAGCCGCCTAAGGCCGTAAAGCCCGCGCCGATTATAAAGCCGGATGTACCGGCGGCGCCGGTAACGTCTATTGTGCCG